ACCTCATCAACCAACAACGGAACCAAATAGTCAACATCAAACGTACTCTTATGACCATGACTCCTATTAAAACTCGACCTCGGGATATTCGCTCTCGGCACCTCTGAAAACGAATGCTCCATCACTGACCTAGGCATTTTCTACAGCCTCCAATTTCTGCGCAATCACTTCATGACCTCTTGCCAAACATCTCTTATTGCCTTGCAACGTAATCTCTGCCTTGCCGTCATCCCAAACTCCAACAAAATGCAAAGAATAATGCTCCGGATGCATACCTACCATGGTATTCTTATCCTTAGCCAAATCCGTAAACGACCGAACCGCGGACGCATCATTCAACGCCAAAAACGGACGATCATAAACACCTGTAACACTGTCAAAAACACTAAACATCGGTGACTTCATTCTTGTTTCTCCTCTTAAACGCTTCCCAACGGTTTCCACCGTATTTTCTCTTCCAAACTGCGTGCGCTATACGCGCCGCCGTCAAATTGCTAACGCCTAAAATTTCCTTTTTCGGCCTCACAGTCTTCATGTCACGCATCCAGCTATTATCCTTCAAAGCTCTTTACTCTTTAACGACTCTCTAGCAGCCAAAACCTTATACTTATCAAGCAACCTCTCCGGCGTGTAATCATGTTCATGCGCCTTACGAAACTCCTGCCGAATCCTTTTGACCTCTTCCAAACTGGTCGCATTCTCCTCAGCATAAATAGTCTCATAGTACCGAGGCGCTTTTTTCAAAACACCCTTACCAACTACCGGAACCTGATCTCTAGGAAACACATCATCTTTGTACTTATTAAACCAACTCCAACCGATGCCTCCATCGCACCGGTCACAACCGACCGTTATATGATCATGATCCGCACAAGGCCTGCCTCTACTCATTGTCGCGTACTCCGGCTGCAAGTAAGTAACCTCACCATCGAACGACACCGCATAATAATGGTCATCAGCTTTTACACCAGTGATCTTTTCCATCACATATCCTGCAATATACGCGGCGCTCTCATAGTTCAAATCACCTACATCCACATTTCCGAAACCCCACAATCTTTCCAATGTGGGGCTCGTATACCGAAAATCACCATAGTCGTCCGTCTCATACGCCTCTAAATCACTAAAATCGCAATTAAAAAGGGCAGCATGATAATGGGGACGCCCAACATTACACAAAGGGCAGCGAACGACATCCAACCGAACACCGTGCTTACAAACATTTCCGTACTCTCCGCAATGGTAAAAACGAACTTTCTGCTCTCCAAAATGCTTTCGCAATCGCTTCATGAAGTCTCGAAAATGCTTCTTATTCAGACTCCAATCATCAGGAACATGCTTACCGCGCAACCACTGTTCCTCATCACACCTCGACTTATCCCTATACGTCAAAGTAATAAAACAATTACCTGCATTATATTCGTGCATTGCGGCTTCATGATTGATCCGGGCTGCCCACATACGACGATAATCCAAACGACAGCCAAGACACTGACCGCAAGCAACCTCCATTTTCTCTCTGACATTATCTCTCCTGAAAACTAAACCGCCTGTCTCTGGGCATTTATAGCCCTTCAACGGAGAAACACACGGCACACGCCTACAACCTAATTCCACCGCGCTGCGGGCGCGCCTGCACATTCTTGTAATGAGTCTTCGACGCAGTCGCCGAAAAATACGCCTGCGAACCCTTATAACTCATACTCTTCCTACCAAACGTCTGATTAGCCATCACATTCTCCTCATAAAAAAGGCCCCAGAGGGGGGTAACCGTCCCCCTGGGGCCAAACGCTGCCTTGGGGCTAGGCAGCCTGGACTCTACGCTTTCTTCAACTCTCTTTCAAGCTCAGCCTTGATGACTGCAATCAGGCCTTCTGTCGCCTGCACCGCTTTCACCTGCCGCGGCAACTTGTTTTCCTCACGTGCTAAACTCGCACGCAACTGCTCAATTTTTCCTTGATCAGCCAACGGTCTCCACTCCTCTTCAATGAAATCAAAATGGCTATACGAAGCCAAACTTTCGAAGCAGCTCCGCTTCGACGTACTTTCCTCTGTACAAGACATACAACACCTTCCGCCGTATCCTATACATCAACTGCTCCTTCCAAGCATTCTGGCCTGCCTAAACGCTTTCGAACCAAGCGCAACATTCTTCGCCTCTTCTATCTCCTCCGGCGAAGCATCGTACCTGTCGATCCAGTCCTCGACCAAATCCAACCAGCCATGATGCTGCTCACAGTACCAAGTTAGTACCTCTTCAACCAGACTCACAAAGTCTTCTTCTTCCATCTCTCTATCTCCTCTGTTACACAAAAACTAGTATACAAAACTGACACCAAAAACACAAACAAAAAAAGGGCCGGCCATCGCCGGCCCTTTCAGGGTGGTGTCAGTTAGCCAGTTCACGACAAGTAACGGAACTGGCTACTCGGCCGCTGTCGCGGCAGCCTCCTCGGCCGCGCCTGTCGGCGCCTCTTCTGTCTGCACCCCGGCATCCTGCGTCTCTGTCGGCGATACCTGGGGAGTCGCCTGCGCGGCTCCTGTTGCGCCTCTGCTCACCGGATTCGGGAAATACCTACCCGGCTCAGCAATAGCAGGCAACAACTCGGCAAGCCTCGCATTATTCGCCGGGTCTGCTGCAAACGCTACAAACTTAAACGCATCTTGATCAAACTCCGCTCGCACCTCGGACGGTAATTCTGCGAAAATCGTCCTAGCTCGCTCTACACGCTGCAAAGCGCCAAGCAAATCAACACCGTCAAACTCTCCGTACACGTGTTGTGGATACTTCTGAACATGCGCAAGCGAGCCCTTCCTTTGCGCCTTGTCCAAAATCTTATTAATATCCGCCGAATCCTTAAACGACTGAACAGTACGTCCATCATCGTAATTCTTCGGCTTTTTCTCCAACATACTCATTGCATGAACCTCCGGTCAAAATCACGAACTCTTTCATCAAAATTACGAATACCTTCATTGAATCTCTTAGCATCACCGAAACCAGCGCCTTCGCCAAATCCTTGTAAAAACTGCTCCAGCAACTCTCCGTAATACGACATCCAACTGTCCACATTATCAAACCTGTGACTAGTCCATTCTCGCATGCCTCTAAGCAACTCCTGCGCTGTATTACGAGCGTATTCAGGCAAAGACATAATAAAATCCATTATCTGGTCACGATTACCTTCCAGATAACTAATCAAATCATCTAAGCCTGAGGCTCCTTTCTCTGACAAACTCGCCATAAACTCCAACGCTCTCGTCTGCGTCTCAGTCAAATTAGTTCTGCTACGAACTTGATCCAACGTATCCGCAATCTTCGACATCTCCATCGCACTAGAACCTACCTGCTGAAAACCTTGCGCACCTGCCGCACCGGGATTACCCATAACGGCCATAGCACCTGCAGGACTACTAGCATCAAACTTACCTGCCAAAATCGGGTTAATACCTGCTCTACGCAAGTCCTCCATTCGCCTCTGCACAGCAGTATTCGACATCCGCTCTTGAAATTGCATCTGCTCTCTCGCCAACTGCTGATTCATTCTATTCGTTGAACGTTGCCCGCTGGCGGCCTGCGACGAACCATACAAACCAGCCAGCGGACCAGCGAACGGAGCCAAAGCACTCCAGAAACCCATCAGAAATGATCCAAATTGCCGGGAACACCATACAACGGCATCGGCCGAGCACACTTCATATCGAAGTAACCATCAAAGATAATATGCGGCTCCGTATTAATCTGAATCGCATCATCAAGCGGATCACCAGTGTTACTCTGAATAAACGTATCACCAAGCGTCGGCAAAGTAGTAAACTCCTCGCTAACAGTCCAAGACTTCAACGTCGAAGCAGACGACGGACGAAAACGACCACTCAATCGCGCCGGCTTATACCTATACTCGGCATACCTCTCCTGATAACCAAACACATCATCATCTGCAGTAGTATTCTGATGATAAATCTCCGAATTAGTCACAGCCTGCTCGCCAATAGTCGCCAACACAGGGTAATAGTAATCATACCGCGTAGTCTTTAACCAAAAACGCTCAAGACCCTGACTATAGGTAATATCACCACGCACATTGCCAAGGCACATTATCAAACCATACTCGGTAAACGACTTAGTGAACCCATGACGGCCAGACACAGTGCCATAAGCAGACAACTGCCCAAGATGATCATCAGTAGCCGGGACAGACTGACCACTAGTCTGAGCAACAGGATTAATGTTAATAACGCTACTGCCACCACCGAGGAACTCGGGACGCTGAATACGAAAATCAGGAACAGTAACACCAAAGTGAGCCAAAATAAGCTCATTATACCTTGTACCAGAACGCGCATCTCTTTCAAGCAACCTCTGAGTCTGAAACGCCAAACGCAAATCATTAACAGTCGCTGCCGTAGCTAAACTAAGATCCGCAAAAATATCCGGATACGAAGTATTGCCTGTCTCAGCTCTAAACCTCAAATTCGCGTCACCACTAGTCCAATGATTGTCATACGTAACGGTCGGCGGACCACCAGTCTCTCGAATACCAAGCGTAGACGCCGTTGAACCTGTATCAGCAACATCTAAACCAATACCACTAACCGGCGCCATCGTACCAAGCGGCAACGCAACAGCATCTCCTTTCTGAGGCCACGGCAAACACGACGTAAAATAATCGTGCCTCTTTCCGCGCTTACGCAAAAAATAATCGCTAGAACCACCATCGGGCCCATTGTCCTTATCCACAACCGCACTATCTTGCAAATTCTGATCGCGGAACCACTCATTGTAAATAAGGTTATAGCACCTCATAGGCAACGTACTATGCGTACACTGCACACCCGGCGGAATGCCTAAATAATCCTGCAAACTACCTTCGGGATAACCACCACCAATAGTCCTAACCGGCGTCGTAAAATCAATCGAATCCGCCGGATTATCCTGCTCTCCGTGCATCTTACGCCAATTGTCCCAAACTAACCTGTACGGAACAAAAAAGAAAAACGTCTCCAAATACAAATTATCCATAATCGGATGCAAAGGAGTCGCCAATCTCGCAAAGAAATTCAAATTGCAATTAAACGTGTCTCCGGGGACGACCTCATCAACCAACAACGGAACCAAATAGTCAACATCAAACGTACTCTTATGACCATGACTCCTATTAAAACTCGACCTCGGGATATTCGCTCTCGGC